CGCGGACTGCTCGAGCTTGGCCTGTGGGGCCATCTCCTACGGCCTCCACCACACCTACGGCGTGCCGTGGGGACACGAGGCGTTGCTCGAAATTAATGACTATTGGACCGGTAACATGCGCCAGGGTATGGAGTCGCATGGCTTCAATGAGGTCCCGTGGAATGACTCGGACCTCACCCCTGCCGGTGGCTTCCAGGTTGGTGACATTATCCTCTCGGCCGCGAACGAGGGCGGTGTCGGCCACGTCGTGATCGCCGTCGAGGGAGGCAGTGACCCGCTCGTGTCTGAGGCGTGGATCGCCGAAGATGGAAGCATCGACGGCTACGCAGGTGACAGTACCGGCAGTGAGACACGCACCGTCCGCTACAGCAGCCACCCACACACTCAGCGCGGCGCGTGGACCTCCTGCCACCGGTTCAGCGAGGCGAAGTTCCTCCAGCAGTGGCCACAGTTCAAGGGCGGCGCACAGCCCACCCCGGCCAAGCCCGCACCCGCCCCCCAGGCCGCCCCGCAGCACGCCCACGGGATCGACGTCTCCAGCCACCAGTCAGGACTGAACATCCCCGCCATCTGGGCTGACTTCGTGATCGTGAAGGCCACCGAGGATGACGACTACGTCAACCCCTACATGGTGTCCCAGGCTAACGCCACCCTGGGTGCGTCGAAGCGTCTCGGCTTCTACCACTTCGCCCGCCCCGGTGACGCGGCGGCCCAGGCCCGAATGTTCGTCGCCACCGTCGGGTCGTTCCGCAGCAAGGCCACCCTATGGTTGGACTGGGAGGACAATGCCGTGCCGCAGGGGCCAGGCTGGGCGAAGGCCTTCCTGGATACCGTGAAGTCCCTGACGGGTTCTACGCCGGGCATCTACATGAACGGATCCGCCCTCAATGGCTACGACTGGACTGCCGTGGCCGCACAGTATCCGCTGTGGTATGCGGGCGGCCCAGAATACTCAGACTACGGTCGCCCCTACTCAGACCCGGCCGTTCCGAGCGTCCCTTTCTGGGGGCAACCCTTGATTCATCAGTACACGGAGGACGGTAGCCTGCCGGGCTACTCGGGCTCGCTGGATCTGAACCGCCTGCGTGACCGTGGCGTGTGGGACAGTATGATCAACGGCCAGGCCCCAGCGCCCGCCCCGGCCCCGTCGGGACAGTCAGGGAGCCTTGCCGTGGACGGCGATTACGGCCCCGCCACCGTGAGCAAGCTCATTCAGGTGTTCGCCCCCGGATACTCGGAGGTGTACGCCATCGCCAACCTGAGGCGCTACCTCAACAAGACTGTACCCGAGGCGTCCCAGAAGCAGCTCACCGGATCCGGTCGACTCCCCGAGGATCGGGGCTGGGACTCGCAGGCGATCAAGGTGTTCCAGTACTGGGCGTGGTGCTGGGTGCGGCCCGTCGCTGGTTCCACGTGGAACCAGTTCGCCCCCGGATGGAGCTTCGGCGACTACATTGACGGCGAGGCGGGGGAGGCTACCTGGGCGGCCCTTCAGGAGGCCCTTAACCGTTCGAGACCGGGCTCATTCCGGCTGATGTGAACGCGAACCGCGGGCGACGGTAGACTAGAGGGTAGGGCAGAAGTCCTGCCCTCTAGTGTCATGTGGAAGGGGTTTCATGAGCGTTTACGCTTCTCCCTCGTTCTGGTCCGGCCTTGGCGACCGCGCCATCAAGACGTTCGCCCAGTCGCTTCTGGCTGCTGTCGCCGTTGGTGTTGGTGTCCTCGACCTGGACTGGAAGGGCGCCCTTGGTATCGCCGCCACGGCGGTTATCGCTAGCGTCCTGACTTCCTTCGCGGACCCGAAGGAGGCCGATAAGGCGGTCGCTACAGCCGAGGCCGAGTACACTCCCCGCCACGCGAGCTGAGTGAGCGATGCAGCCAGTAGAGAGCGCCCTGCCGATAGGGCAGATCCTCACATCACCAGACTTGATTGCGGCCACGGTCGCCCTACTGGCTGCACTGGTGGCTCGCCTGACAAGCAAGCTGAAGAGCCAGCAGAAGCTTACTGAAGAGCGCATGGCCCGCATGAGTGCCCATGTCGCGAGGGCTGCGGACGCCGCCGAATCTGCCTCGGAAGGGGTGCACAATAACCACGCCGTCAATCTGCGAGATGATCTTGATATGCGATTCGATGACCTGACTAAGAAGATGGATGTTCTTGCTGACGCTGTGGGGGCGCTCAGGGAGAGCGTCGCTGATCAGTCGCGCCGCATTCAGGGGCTCGAGGGGCAGGTTGAGGGCGTCCGCAATGATGTCCGGGCTGATCGGACTCACCTCTACTCTGAGGTGTCCAGCATTCATGATCGAATTGATAGAGTGAAGGATGTAACAGGCCGGCATCGGGAGGCTTCATGAGTGGCGGGTACGCAAGAATCACTGGGCGCATAGTCGGTCCCGAAGGGCTTGGGCGCATGGGGCGCGTCGAGTTCATCCCCATAGGCCAGTATCGCGCAGTCGAGGAAGACGGCGGGCAGGCCGCCATATACCACTACGCCGCCGCCCGCCTGTCCTCCGACGGCTACTTGACTAGCGCCCGCGAGGAGCGGTTCATTCAGCTTGCCGCCCCGGAGACTCTTCTCGAGGGCGAGATGAACTATCGGGTCATCATTGATGTTCCCGGCGATTTCGGCGGCAGGCGCGAGTACCTGGCTCATATCACCGCCGGAACCACTGTCGACCTTGTCGACATTATTCGGGGGCGGGTGGTAACGGATGTTACGCCACCCCCATCCCCTAGCCCCCTTGTCAAGGTCAATGACTCGGGGAACCTGGAAGCAGTAAACCCGGCCGACGTCATCGACGTCGGGGGTGGAATATTGAAATGGAGGGATGGTCTTGGCTGACCTTACCTGGTACTCGAAGACGCGGGCCGATCAGGTGTTCGCCACTAAGGATGAGGTGACGCAGCTCCGCCAGGACACGGAGAAGCGTCTACCGGACACCTCGACGTTGGCGAAGAAGTCGGAGGTGACGGAGGCTGACCTGGCTATTGGCGCCCGCATTGACGCGGTTAAGGCCACGGCGGAGGCGGCCCTGCCTCGCTCCGAGGCCGGCACTACGTATGCCACTAAGGAGGAGGCCCTGGCCGAGAGTGCGCGCCTCACCCAGAGTATCGACAGCGTCCGTAGCACAGCGGAGGCGGCAGCTACGAAAGCTGAGCTCGCAGAGTATGCCACCACGTCGGCGGTGGCCTCCACCTACGCCACGAAAGAATCACTGTCAGGCTATCTGAAAACTGATGCAGCCACAGAACGGTACGCCACCAAGGAGGCACTGGCACAGGCGCAGCTCGGCGGTGGCGGTCAGGCCCCGGACCTTTCTGGGTTCGCAACGAAGGCAGACGTGAGGCAGGCTGACGATGCTCTTGGGTCGCGCATAGATGAGGTCAAGGCCACTGCAGATGCGGCTCTCCCTAAGGATTCTGCGGCCGCCACGTATGCCACTAAGTCGGACCTATCCACCTACCTCCGTTCAGCCGACGCTGCCAGCACCTACGCACCCAAGGCGTCCCTGGCTGATTATGTCACCCGCTCCGACGCCGATCAGTTGTACGCCTCCAGCGACAACCTTCAGCGCGAACTGGGGCAGAAGGCTGGCCTGGCGGACCTGAACGACGTCACCCGGCGAGTCGACTCCCTTGGGGCCGCGCTCTCGCCGTTCAAGCCTGGGGAGCGCTACTACTCCCCTGTGACGTATTTCTGGCCCGATTACTACGATGATGGCAAACCGGGCAAGACCTCGAAGTGGGCGCAGATCCTGAAGTTTGCTGGCTCCCTGGGCATCGTCATCCTAAACCGCAACAGCGGAAACTGGGATGAGTTCAACGTCGACTTCAAGAAGCAGGCCGAGCTGGCGCTCGCGGCGGGTGCTAAGCGTGCTGTGTTCTATGTGAAGACTCAGTACCTCGCCGCGGGTCTCCCGGCCGGTGACCCTGGGCGCGATAACGTGCCTGACGTCGACAAGTACACGGAGGCCTACATCCTAAGCCAGATCGAGAAGGCCCGAACCCAGTACGGGGACGTCTGCCAAGGCGTGTTCCTCGATGAGGTAATCACCGGCTGGGGATCCCAGGCTGGCCGCATCCCCGCATACAAGTCCCTGATCGACAAGATCCGAGCCAAGTACGGCAAGGACTTCCTCATCGTCGTCAACTCTGGCGCGAACATCTCTGAGGGCATGTGTAAGCTCGACTTCGACGTGTGCATGATGTTCGAGAAGGACGCGACGGCGTTCCTGAACGAGGACCCCGGCACCCCGATCCTCCCGGCCCACATGGCGGCGTACCCATCCACGCGCTGGTGGGCCGTCGTCCACGGCGTCACCTCGGAGAACTACCGCAAGGTCTTCGACAAGGCCGACTCCCTCGGCATCGCCCACCTGTACATCACGGACGGGCAGCTGCGTGAGGATCCGCAGCAGGGCGGCCAGTGGGAGCCTGTCGGTAACCCCTACGCGAACCCGCCGTCGAGTCACATTCTTGAGCTTGTGGTGCCGTGGCTGAGGGGATACCTGCCCCTGAAGCTGGAGGTGGATGAGCTGCGGTCCCGCCCCAAGGTTGTCACTCTCGGTAAGCATGAGGCGGTCCCGGCCGGGACGCCCATAGGGACGATCATCGTCAGAAAGGAAGCGTAGTGGCAGACAGTATCCTCCCCTCGTTCGGGATATGGTGGCGCGGCAATGGCGTACAGGACGGGGACGGGGCGCTCATCCGGGCGGGCTCATCCTCGACCCTGTACGACAACTATGCGCTCCCTCGCGACGACGGTAAGTGGACGATCGAGTACGAGTACTCGGCAGACGCCGAGGCCGTCGTGTGGGTGGTCATCAACCGGTACAGCGACGCGAAGGTGGGGCTTGGGGAGGGTGCGATCTACGACAGGCGCCTCCCCGCAGCCCAGAACAGTCGCGTCGTCCTGGACATGGAGTTTCCCGCCAAGGTTGACGCCAAGTGGCTCCCGTCCATCATGGTTCGCCCAGGGGGCGCGGACGTGAAGTTCCACTATGTGAAGGTCTACAAGACCCCGACCCAGCCGACAGGCCCAGCCACTACCGTGTGGAACGGGACGGACGAGATCGGGGCGGACGTCACCGTGTGGGACGGCACCAAAGAGATCCCCGCAACCGTTGAGATTCAGGCTTAAGGAGAAGCATGGCAGAAGAGAAACCTAAGACTGGGTACTGTGGCCCGTCGCAGGTGACGATCAACATCGGCACGTCCGGCGTCAAGATCAACGATGAGGGCAAGGAGCAGCCTGGCCTTGACCCAGCCCAGTACGTGACCCGGAAGGACTTCCTAGACGCACTGGAGCTGCGGCCCACGCGAGATCAGGTAGAGACCCAGATTGCTGGCGTCCGCACAGACGCCGCGAATGCTTCCGCGGCCTCGGTTGTGGCTAAGGCTGCTGCGGAGGAGGCTCGGGCGCGGGCGACGGCGGCTGACAGTGCGTCGTCAGAAGCGTCCGCCAAGGTGAACGCCCTCTCGGCCACGGTGGCGGCCACCCCGCGCCTGCTGCGCCTAGACCGCGATGCCCTAGTGCCTGAGGGGACGCCTGTCGGCACGATCATCGTGCGCCCGACGACACCCATCAGCGGCGGAGAGAACTCGTTCCCGCCCGTGACCGAGTGGCCTGGCGTCACTGCATCCCCGGCTGGCGATGGGGTCATCGTCGACAAGGAGCACACCCCGCTCCACCCGGCGCCGGAGCAGATGCGCTCGGCGAAGGGGACATGGGACATCGAGATCCGCTACTCTTACCACGGATCCGGTGAGGGCGAGGAGGAGGCCCTGGTGCCTCTGCGTATCGGCCGCCTGTGGGCCGCTGAGGACCTGATCGAGGTGCGCCGTGGGGAGGAGTTCGTGAAGTTCAGGGCGTTCCCTGGGGACAACAAGCTCTACAAGGCGAAGATCACCCCGATGGACGTTGACAAGCACATCGGCATGTTCAAGTTCGCCGAGAAGTGGGGTCCCTTCATTGAGTCCCACGCGCCCGGCGGTGTGCCTGTCGTGATCCACGACATCAAGGTCACGAAGGCTGCCTGAGACGTTACAAGCCGCCCACCTGTAACCGGTTTGGTACAGGTGGGCGGCTTGTGTCTTCAGGAGTAGAGCTCCCAGCCCGACGCGTTGCCGCCCTGAGCCTCGAAGGTGAGGATGGCCGGCTTGGTGGAGTCACCGGATATGTTCGTCCACCAGTCTGAGCCGCGGTCGGCCGACGGGCAGGAGATGATCCAGCGAGCGTCTCCTACCTGGCGAACGCCGAAGTTATGCCAGTGCCCGTGCACTAGGATCCTGGCGTCGTAGAGGCCGCTCCTACGGCCGAACGCGAGGTCCCTGAACCAAGTGGGCACCTTGCTCTGCGAGCCCGCCAGATGGCCGTGTGTGAAGCCGATGCGGGTCCCGTCGGCGGCCTCGACGGTGACGGCCTCCTCCCACTTCTCGGGACGATGGAAGGTGACGTGCTCGTAGCCTGGGCGGCCAGCGATGATGTCCTCAATGTTGTGGGAGATCATGATGCCGAAGTCGTCGTCCGGGGCGTTGGCGCGGCTGTTCTTCCCCGTGCCGGTCCTCACGGCGCAGTGATTCGAGGGGACGGCCACGTAGTACAGGGACTCACACAGTGGAGCGAAGGCATGTACGGCTTCGGCGTAGAGGCGCTGCACGGTGCGGATCTGGTCGGTTAGGGAGAGGTCGTTGGTCTGGGCCTGACTAGCGACGTTCCAGAAGCCCTCAGTGCTGTCTCCGACGTCTGCGATGATGATGCGCTTGTATGGGTCCCTGAAGCGAATGTCGTCCGCGATGTCCTTGATCGCCCGGCGCACGAGACGGACCGTATCCTCGGTGCCGCCGCCGCTGCCCTGCTTCCCAAGCTGATAATCCGCCATGCAGACCACGAGGGTGTCCTCGTCGTCCTTTACGATCGGGGCGGGCTTCGACAGGATAGGCTCCCGGAAGACCGGCTCCAGGTCCTCGTAGGAGAGGCGTCTGGCTTCAGTCATCTCGACTGCCCCTGGCTTCCAGGTGATCTTCTCGTAGGACCCGTCGGGGAGGCGTATGGTCTTCCCCCGCTGGACGATTGCGTCAACGGGGACATCGCTGAAGAATGCGTCGTTCCCCTCGTTGGGGGCGCCGCGTCTCTTGAGCTTGGCGCGGTGGCGCCTCACGGTCGCCTCAGAGGTGTTGTGCTTCTCGGCGAGCTCAACATTCGTGAGCCGCTGATCCTCCGGGAGGAGGTCGTTCTCGATGATCGCTTCATCAAGGGGGGTCATGCGTGTTGCGTCTTTCTGTCCTTGGGTGCGACTGCGGCCCAGGGGGACTTTTGGTCAACCCCTGGGCCGCGCACCTACCCACTCACCGAACGGAGTGCTTGCATTCTATCGCGCCTACGAGGGCCTTGCAAAGGCTGACGGGGACGTATGCGGTTCTGTAACCTGCTTTCTTCCATCGCCATGTGAGGTATTTGGCGTAGGGGCGCCACGCGCACTGGGCTGCGATGAACTTGCCTTGTGCGACATAAGGATCCTTGGCGTTCACTGCTTCTCCTTGTGCTGCGAGCACAGGCAGTGCCCTTCCGGGGTAAGCTCAAAATCCCACCCGTAAGAGTAGAGGGTTTCGACCATCTCGCGTTGATTGTCCTCGAATGCGCTGCCTGGCTTGATGGTGATCGAAGCTCGCTTGCCGCAGTGATCGCACTTCACTGTGGCTTGCTTGGTGTTGGACATCAGGTCGTATGCCTGATAGATGGTGGTCATTTGTTTCTCCTGCATGCCCCGCAGAGGGCGGTTTCGGCCCCGACTTTCCAGCCGAGGGTTCGGGCGGTGGTTTTGATGGTTGATTCGACGGCCACCCATGGTTTTGTCCTGGGGTGGACCTGCTCGATGTGGGCCGTGCCGCAGCGGGCGCATGTGATGTGGGCGCGCCACTGCGGGCCGTTGACTTTGATGTCTACCATAGGTGCCTCCTTTCTTTATGGCGGCCAGGCGCGCAGTATCCACGCCTGGGCCCTATTGGTTTCCGTGTGGGTGGCGGCCCATTGCTCGTAGTGTTCGGCGCCTGGGCCGCCGTAGGTGGGGTGCGTGACGGCCGCTACCTCATCGAGGATGAGCCAGCAGTCTGGGCAGTACCGGAGGGACCAGTGGTAGGTTCCGTCCTTCCAGGTGTCCCTCCGGTACATGAACCCTTGCCTGATTGTGGTGAAGCAGGCGTCGCAGATGACTCGCCCCCTCGAGTGGGGGTGGGTCGTCCTGCGGGTCAGCCTCAAAACTGACGCATCATATAGTATGTGGCGATCAATCGAGCCACTAGCGCCACTAGGACAAGTCCGCAGGCGATCTTTGCTAGCAGCCAAGGCAGAAGCAGGATCCCTGCAATCAGGATGGCCGCTACGCCTCCGTACGCCACGATAAGCAGCGCGGTTGCCGCGATAGCATGGAAAATCATGGCCTTCTCAATGCTGATCATTTGTGTTCACTCCTATCAGAAGGGGGCGCCAGCATTGGCCCACGGGTCTCCCTGCGAACCCCCCTGGGGGGCGTTGAATGATGCCTGCTGCTGGGTGGTGTTCTTGCGGGGGGCGACGCCGCGGAAGCGAGGGAAGCGGATCTCCAGGCTGGTGCGCCGCTGGCCGTCGTTGCCTTCCCAGCCGCGCTGAATGAGTACGCCGCTGACGGTTACCTTGTCGCCTTTCTTGAGGGTGTCTGCGAGGTGGCCGTACTGCTCACCCCAGAAGGAGGCGGTGACCCACAGGGGGTCACCGTCGTCTTCCCAGTTGCCCTCCTGGTCCTTGCGGGAGGCGGTGGCGGCGATGCGGAGCTCGGTGACCTGCTTGCCGCTCTGGGTGTACCGGACTTCGGGGTCCTGGCCGAGGTTTCCTTCGACGATGATGTCTGCTGCCATGGCTAGTTGGCCTTTCGGATGGGGGTGAAGAGGTTCTTGATGTCGCACTCTTGCACGTAGATGACGGGGTTTCCGAGGAAGCGGAATGTGGGGATCTTGCGTGTCTTGATGTGCCTGTCGAGGGTTCGGCGTGTGATGCCGAGCATGTTGGCCGCCTCGTTCTTGGCGAGGTAGCCAGGGATGGTTTTCATTGGTGTCCTTTCAGGAGTTTGGCGAGGTCTCCGAGTGTCATTGTAGCCCATTGCTGGTCAGATTTCGCAACTCCGCGTCGCTTGTGGACAACGACGCCGAGAAGGGCGCCCGCGTTCTCGGCCTCGACCTGTGCTTCGCGTGCCCACTTCGGCAGGTCCGTGCGGGCGACGTCCTTGCATTCGATGACGATCTTGTGCTCGCCCATGCGTACGTTGGCGATGTCGCCCTTGTCTTTGGCTCCGGCCTTGGGGGCGCGGTCGATCCTGTCGTCAGCCAACTCCTCTGCAAGGTAGTCGGCGACCACTCTCTCAAACCGCGCCCCCGCAGCCTTGGCGCTTTTACGCGTCCTCGCCACTGGCTTGCCTAGCTCGATCTGCGGCGCTGTTGTAGGCGCGACGCCACCTGTCTGCCGCGTTTCTGGCTCGCTGGGCCTCGAGCTCGTAGTGCTCACGAGTACCCCGCTCGTAGGCCCAGGCGGCTAGGGCGGCTTGGAGTCGTTGGATAGCGGTCATGCTTGGGGTCCTTCCTGGTGGCGGGTGAGCCAGGCGAGTGCGAGTGCCCCGACCTGGGTGACTTCGGCGATGGTGTCGGCGTTGTGACCGGTCCCCTCGGCGTTGTCGTAGGTGAGGGAGGCGGCGACCTCCCCCACCTCCTCAGCCAGGGCGTAGAGGCGCAACTCGTCGGTGGGACCGTCACAGTCCAACGTCATGCCTGGATGTTTGGCGGCGGCCCGCTCATACTCGGCGACGAACACCTCTCCGAAATCCTCGACTCCATAGTGAAGCAAGAGCTCCATCGCCCCCATCGCGATAAATTCGAGCTTAGACCGAATGGAGTTGTGATGTGGGGTAGTGTCGGCTCGCTGAAGGTTGGCGTCCATGAGGCGCTCGATCGAGAAGCCCAGGGAGCCAACGTCGTCACACAGTTCACTAGTCAGCCCCAGGGTGCTCCATGGCTTCCGGTCGATGTACGCCCCTAGGCTGGTAGCCTTCTGTCGGATTTTCTTCGCCGTGTCGCTGTTGTCCGGGTTGTGTGTGCTCATTAGGGTTTCTCCTTGTTCTCTGGTGGCTTATGGTCGGGGCATGTGACCCTGTATGACTCCGGAGCGACTGTCCAGCCGAACCGGAGCGCTAGGCGCCTGACCTTGTTGAGCTCGTTGATTTCAGCGTCATAGTCGGCTGGGATCGCACTCAAACTGATCTGGTTAGTGCAAGCGGGCCAGTCGCAACTGATTGATGCACGCGAGTACTCAACCGGGATGATCTGCAATGGCATGTCAGTACCACCCGCACCGAGGGTAGGGCACTGGGCGCCAGGCACCATAGATGCACTCGTCGTGCCAGGGGATGTGTCGGCGAGTCCACCAGCCACCCATAGGGATCATGAACATGTTCTTTCTCCTTCGTTCGTGAGCGTGTATGTGTTTCCGTCCCAGTACCGCACTGGGATGGTGGCGGGGTCCTCCCACCATGCAACACCGTAGCCATCCTGTTTGGCTTCCTCCCGGTGCTGCTCGATGTACCCGTGGCAGCCCCTTACCCCGTCCCCACAGAGGAGGATGAGGTTAGCTGGGCTGTTGATGGATGGGTCCTTGGTGCCGCCCATGCCGCGAGGCTTCCTGTGCTGGATGCTTGCGGCATAGGTGGCGATGTGGCGTCCGCAGCGGGCGCACCGGTACTGGTCCCTCTCGTACACGGCCTCCCTTGTTTCCTGGGAGGGCCCTGTTTTCCTGGGAGACCCCTTCCGGCGCGCCCACCTCGCCCGCGACTGGCTCACTCGGCGCCCTCAATCTCAATGAGGCTGATATCCCCCGTGGCAATGAGCTCCCGGATGACTTCCTCCTGGGCAGGAGAGACGCGGGCCGAAATCCTAGGGTCGGGCGTCACGAGCTCAACCCCGTCGGGGATCTCCCCCGTCTGCTTGATGAACCCGTCCAGGGCGGCTTTCGCCGTGAACCACGGGGCGGGGACCCGATGGATGGCGTCGGGCTTGTTCCACTCGAGCCACCTGACTAGGGCCTGCTCGTCCGTCACCTGATAGGCGGGGGTGGCGGTGGTGACGCTGATGGCACCCACCTGCTCCCCGTTGACTGTGGCATACGAACGGTCTCCCGGAGCCATCACCTCCATGAGCTCATTGAGGGCTTTCTTCTTCTCCTGAGAGGCCACTTTCGCAACGTGCGCTGCGATGGCGGCCCTGCGGAGCGCGTTCTCCTTGTTCACTGCACCTTCCCTGCCCCATAGTTGTTCTGTAGCCATGCGCGGAGCATGTCGGGGACTGCCTTGCCCCCGGCGGCGAAGTACTCCTCACGCACCTTGTCTCCGTTTAGCTGGTGGGCGGCGCAGAATCCGTCGAGGATCATGCCGCACTGCTCGGCCGCTGTCCTGTTGGGAACCCCCTTTTCTGCTGGGAGGGGGGTATTTCCGTCGGTGCCCCTATTCTCTTGGGAACCCCCTATTCTCTTGGGAACCCCCCTTTCGAAGGACTCACCATCCGGGTCGGGCTCATCCGTGGGGATGGTGAGCGCCTGAAGCAGGAACGTCCGGTAGGCGACACTCATTGCTTTCGCGATCGCCTTGTCCCCGAAGTCCATAGCCTCGGCCGCAACCTTTCCGTGGATGCTATCCCCGCCAGGTCCGTAAACCCGGTAGGTGACCTTGACGACTACCTCAGCGGTCTGCTTACCGTTCGCTGTGGTGCCGTTTGATCGATGCACGTCCACGTCCTCGGGGAGGATGGTTACTCCGTACTTGCGCAGTGCGGGACCGACCGCGTTCATCACCGCGTCGATGCCTCTGAAGTTGAATCTCTGGGCTTGGTTCTTGCTGTCTTTCTTGACTGCTTGGACGTCCCCCATGACCTTGTTTAGGGCTTGGTGGACTGTTGGGGTGTCTGCCATGGTTTCCTTCCTTTCTTGGGAACCCCCTATTCTCTTGGGAACCCCCTATCTGGGGTACGTGTACGGGCGGTACGGGCGAAGCACGTACAGGTACTCACTGAGACGCTTGAGCTCAGTACCGAGCAGCCTGCGGTCGCCGTCGTTGCGGTGCCACCACGGGCCGCGCTTGACCCACTCCATGTCGTCTTGGTCGTAGACGGCTTCACCGTCCTTGAGGCGCCGCATCTCTCCGTAGGTGATCACGGCATGCTCCATCGGCTCACTCAGTGCCACTGTGCTCCTCCTGACTGATCGCCCTGTCGAGGTAGGCGCGCGCCTTGCGCAGATCGACGATTCGACGATCCGCTCCGCCCTTGCGGCCGAGACGGGCAAGGTACTTCAGCGTGTTCCACACGTGCGGGTCATCGGGGGCGATGGCGTCCAGGACATCCCAGGACTGCAGGTCAGCCGTGCGCTCCGGCCCTCCCTGGGCGGTAATCGCACCACCTAGCCACGTGTAGTGCTCGGGCGAATCCACATCACCCCCCTCCTCCTCGAGGCCATCAGAGTCGGCCTCAACATCCCACTCGTATAGGGCGCCGATCTTCCTGACGGTATCCACGTCACTAGCGCTACAGCCCACGAGCGTGACCCTGCCATCAGGAATGTCTGTCCCGCACGTCTGGAGCACCATGGGGCCAGCACCCACGATGTGCAGGTGGCCGCCGGCGAGCCGCACGCAGGCCTCACTGGTTGAGGCGATAGAGAGCAAGCCACCAGGGTGCACCCAGTAGTCCAGGGGTGGGATGTCAGCCGAGACGGGGACGCCCCCCAGGATGTGGATGGAGTCGCTCATGGAGGCACCCGACTGGATGGCCTGCAGCAGGTCTCTGTAGTTGTAAACGCAGTAAGAGTTCATATCTCTCCCTCTCTAGACCCCGCACGGTGCGGGCATCTATGGGCCGCCTGGACCACTGGTAGATCAGCCCAAGCCCCTATGGATCGAAGTGAACGGGGTCGGGTCCAGGCGACTCATAGACGGGCAGGCTGTGTCGGCTACGCGGCGCCGGGGCGGTGCGTGCGGTGTCTGCCGTCTATGGGCGCTTCTCCGTGTAGTTCTCAACCTGCGTGCGCAAGCGTTATTTAACAACTATCCGCGTTTCTGCTGCGCTGTCCTCTAGGCGAGGCGGCGGGCCACTATCGCTAGTGGCTCACCGTCCTTCCTAGCGGGAGGGCGTCTCCGTAGCTACACCGTAGATCTCGGGGTAGTAGATGCAGTGGACGTACAGGCGCGCCATGGGGTCCGAGGAGATAACCTCACCGTCGTCAGTGATGGTCACCCACGCCCCGCCGCGGCGGAGGACGAGCCCCTCCTCGGCGTACTGGACGCCCCAACCCTCCTCGGTGAGCCTGGCAACCACGTCGGTTGCGCGGCGGCGCCTGTCCTCAGGGTCGATAGCCTTGGTGTCGCTCATGCTGTCTCCCTGGAATCATTGTTGCGACGCACTAAGTACCTGATAGCCTCCTGTGCCGTCAGGTCGCCAGCCAGGAAGTCGCCGCTGTCGGAGATGATCTCTATCCACACGTCAGGGTTGCCGTCAGCGCCCCTGTCGACGGTGATGTCCGCAGAAATCTTCTCGAGCGGGAAGGTCAGCGAGACCTGATTGTCGTTGGGGGTTGTCTCCATGTGACAGGGAATGCGCGCCTGTAACATAGCGTCTTCGATCTCGTTGACTGCTTTCGCGAGCACTGCAATCTCGATGTCGTTCATTTCCTATCCTTGTTCCGGTGGTGGTGGTTCGCGCCCCCGGCCGGAGTCGGACCGGCCGTGCGACCGTCGGGGCTGCCGGCGTCACGCCAGCGTGTAGATCACGTTCGCGGCGGCGTCCTGAGCGCTGTGCTCCACAGACGTCGTCACCGTGTCGAGGTCCGTGATAATCCACCGAGACTCCGTGTCGTCGTGCTCCTCGGTGACCAGCACGCCGGGGTGATCGCTACCCCAGTGGTTGTAGACACGCGTGCCCGCGTCGCCGTCGGTGGCACGAAGGTCAGTGAGCAGTGCGACGATTGACCACCAATCGGCCATCTCGTAGTCCCCACTCATGATGACGGTGGTGATCGCGTCGAGCGGCTGTCCGTAGGCCATTGCACCGGCCCAGAAGACGGCGGCAACGTCCTTACCCTCGTAGTTCGTCCAGTCGATCCCGTCGATGTCAGACTGAGTCACTTCCCAATTGCCGTCCGTGTCGACCTCGACCGTCGTGTGAGAGTCCTCAGCCTCCCAGTATCCATCCCAGTAGGAGACGTTGGCGTCGCCCGCGGTCTCGTTCATAACGGCGGCGATGACGGCGACAACAGCGGGAACCTCGGCCGCGTAGTTCATCAGGTGGAGCGCGATCTCATCAGCGTTGGCCGGCCCGTCGTAGGCGTCGGCCGGGTTCTCGTCGGTGGTGGCCCACACGTCGCCATCGTCCGACATAGTGAGGTAGGCGGTGACGTCACCGACGGTGATCCGGTAGTCGCCCTCCTCTTCCTTGTCGCGGTTGTCCGTGGTGGTGTAGGTGACCGAGTGGTCCACGAGGATGGTCTCGACCTGGGTGGCGGTGGTGGTGAGTGCGTCGTTGGTGGTCATTGCTTCGATCCTTTCTGGTGGGGCGGTTGCCCCGTGGCTGATGCCCCAACTATAGCCACACCGAGACGCCATGGGTCAAGCCGAAGGCGACATTAGTTTGCGTGACCTACGTCATCGAACACACATTCGAGTCGCCCATACGCACCACCCCACACAACACCCCCTACACACACACGCGCGAGAGACTACGTAAGCCCACTCAGAAGCCTTTCGCAGATCCGACCCATGGAGATACCATCCCACCCCAAAGGGCCGCCAGAGAGGCCCACAGAGGCCCCTCAGACAGGCACCCCCCCCCGGCCCGCCGAAGCGGAACCAAGGGGGGGGTAGAAGGGAACATCTCACCAATCACCGGCGACGCCGCCACCCCCGCACACGATCCACCACTGCAACCAGGCCAGCACCAGCCAGCCCCAGCAGGCCCAGCGCCACAACCCCACCCAGGATCTCGTGGTCATAGTTATCCTTCACCGGAGCGGGAGCAGCCACTACCTCACGGGGCGAATCCACAGAACCCACAGTCGCGGAAGCACTAGGAGAAGCTGACTTATCCACGCGCTTATTCACAGCCGCGCTCGGCGAAGCCGAGTGCACACCCCCCGTAGAACGAGAACCACTGATTCCTGCGTTGTCTTCGTGGTCCTTCTCTTCACTGTCGTCCTTGCGTGCCTTGCAGGCGTCGGAGAGGGCCTCGGCGACGGCGGGGCCGGGAACGTACTGGTCGCCGGCATCGGTGATGAGGGTCTGCGTGCACGCGTCCTGGTCCACGACGATGACGTACCCGTCGCGCATGCAGGTCTCCTGTCCGCGCACGTCCACGCAGTGGGGGAGTCCGGCGGCGGAGATGGGGTCGGTCTTGCCGGTCCACTCCCAGCCGGGGAAGCGGCGCGCCTCAGGGGGGTCGGTGGGCTCGGGTGCGGGGGTGGCTTCCTCGGTGTCCTTCTTCTTTGACTTCTTCTTCTTCTTCACGTCCTGCCCAACAGCGGTGCCGTCCTGCTTGCGGATGTAGGTGACGGAACCGTCCTCCTCCACGATGAACGAGTCGCCCGAGCCGTTACCTGAGACGGAGGCGTCCCACAGGCAGGGCCCGTACTCCTGGCCCTCATCCTCACAGGCGGGGGTTCCTGACACGTCCACGGGGGCCCCAGTGTCTACGGTCACCCACCCCTGGATGAGGCCACCAGGGGTCTCAGTGCTGGCGTAGGCGGGCGCACACGCACCCACAGCCATGACGCATGCACCCACACCCACGAGGGCCGCACGCTTAACCATCCGCTTGACCTTGCCGTTGAAGTCCATCTGCCTGGTTCCTTTCTTGGCTGGGCCGCTCAGGCCCGTGTTGCTGATGGGCAGAACCATACGCCCACCAACCACCACCACGTCAACCCACGACCCACACAGACACGTGTGATGCACACCACCGAACACACGTACACAAACACACACAACAAACACACCAACCGAACACACATACACAAACCACACACCACCAGCACAAACACAAAACAAACCAAAGAGTCAAACAACCAACAAACAAAAAACAAAACCCAGCAACCCCAGGGAATACCCCCCCCGCCCCCCAATGCCGACCGCCACGCGTCTTAGGACGCGACAGTGCGTGCAGGTTTGAGAAGCGGGGTTACAGTTTTGAGACTTTGCTGGGGTGTCGCGAGAGAGGTGCACTGGCCTAGTCGGACTACTGCTGGTGCTGCGCTCGCCACTCTTCGAGGGGCTTGTCTTTCTTGCTTGAGTTGCAGCCGCGGTGGGCGAAGTCGATGTTGTCGAGGTCGTGGCGTCCACCTCGGGCGATGGGGGTGATGTGATCGATGGTGCGAGCCATGCGGTGGTGGCTGGGCAGGTTGGGGTCGATGGGGTCTCCGCAGAGGTAGCAGATTTTGTTGCTGGCTTCCCATTTGGCCTTGATGAGTGCGAGTGTTGCGTTGCCTTCGAGTTCCGCTTTAGAGCGTCTACGCTGGGCGGCGCGCACTTTCTCTGGGTTGTTGGCAATCCACCTGTTGACGTTCTGTTTGAAGCGTTCTGGGTTGCGTTCTATCCAGCGCCTCATGCGCTCGGTTTCTTTGCGCTTGTTTGCTTTCCTGTATGCTTTGGCTGTGGCGTGGGCGCGTTCGGCGTTGTTTTTTCGCCATTCGCGGGCTGTTTCTGCTGCTTTGGTGCGGCGTTTTCGGTTGTAGACTTTGTCGGCGCATTTGCCAGAGCAGTAGATGTTGTTTTTGTGTTTTGGCGTGTAGGTGTTCCCGCATTCGGCGCACTTGCGGAGGGTTTGTGTTTCGTTTTTCATTTGGCACCATCGGTGGTGGCCCATGCGATTGTGTCGCGGCGGCTGACACGGAAGGTGGGGATTGTGTTGTAGCGGCCGTGTTTGATATGTCCGGCTTGTGCTGCGTCGTGGATGGTTTGGTAGTTGATGCCGGTGAGTGCTTCGGCTTGGCGGAGGGTGATCATGTCGGGGTGCCAGGTGTAGACGGGTTCGGCGGCCATGTGGTATCCTTTCTGTGCAAGAACAAATTAGCTTCGTTCCTGTTCTTGTTTCTTCTGTGAGTGGCCCCTGGGGTGGAATCCTGGGGGTCACCCGTTTGTGTTTAGCTGGTGGTGTAGGTTTCGCTGGTCATGACATGCTCCTTTCGGTGTGCTGATGACTGGAGCCTAGACGGAGTGAGACAGGATTGTCAAGCGCCTGCGGGCGTCCAGCCGAGGTGGTTCAGCCTGGAGTAGTCGGCTTCACGTCCGAGGAGGACGTGCCCGGTGCGGCCTTCCCTGTTCTTGGCAACGTGGATGTCGAGGCGGGTCCAGTCGGTGACCCCGTTCTCGTGAGGGCAGGACATGAGCATGACGACGTTGGCGTCCTGCTCGATGTTGCCTGATTCGCGGAGGTGGGAGAGCTGGAGTTCGCCTCCTAGGGACTGTTCGGCTTGGCGGCCGAGCTGGGCGATAGCGAAGACGGGGATTTGGAGGTCTTTGGCGAGGTTTTTGAGTGAGCGGGTGTATTCGCCGATGAGTTCCCAGCGGGCTCTTCTGTCGCCGGGGGCGGCGTTGATGAGTCCGATGTAGTCGATGAATGCGGCGGTGAGGCCGTGTTGGCGGTGGAGGAGGCGTGTGGTGGCTACGAAGTCTCCGATGGTGAGGTTTGCGCGGTCGTCGAAGTGGATTGGTAGTTGGCGGAGGTGTGGTACTGCGGCGTTGATGCGGGCTTGTTCGTCGGGGGTGGGGTGGCGGCGGCGGGTTACGGCGTCTCCGGGGACGTTGGCGACGTTGGAGAGGATGCGTGACCAGAGTTCGCGGCCTGCCATTTCGAGGCTGGCGAAGTACACGTGGCCGGTGTCTGCGAGGGTGGTGGCGGCCTGGAGGGCGACCATGGTGTTGTGTGTTGGGACCATGGCGGTTCCTGCGAGGTACATGTGGTCGTGGTTGTCTACTTGGATGCAGCGTACGGGGACGCTGTTGGTTGGGGTGCAGTCGATGATGAGGCGGTGCAGGTTGCGGCGCTTTTCTGGTACTCGGTCGCGTTTGCGGGGGAGGGTGAGGTGGTCGCGCGTGAATGTGCCCGTGATGGTATAGGCGGTTGAGTGCGCCTCGTCACGGCCCTTGACTGCCTTGGTGGACATGGTTGGGCGGATGCCGAGAGTGCGGGCGAGTTCGAGGACTCCGTGGGCGAGCTGCTCGTCTACTGTGCAGTACTGAACTGTCCCGTTCTTGCTTACGTATCCGTCGCTGTCGAGGAGTCCCTGGAGGAGTTGGGCGCGCTGCTCGATGCTGGAGCGGAGGTACAGGCTGGGGATGTGCTTGTTCTTGAGGAGGTTGAGGTTGCGGAGGTCTGTCTTGGTGCTCCCAGTGCGCGACCCGACGGGGGTCTTTGAGAAGGTGATGCGGAGGCAGCTGTGGTCCTCTTGGGTGGTGTAGTGGTATCCGGCTTCGTTGATGCGGTTGATGATGTGGCGGACGTCCTCTTTCCAGCTAGTGATCTGGTTGGCTGTGCTGGTTCCGTCGCCGAGCCAGTATCCGAGGAGGTAGGGGTCGATGGGGAGGTCCTGCTTGGGGAGCTGGAGGGGTTTCACGTCCGGGAGGGTGTGGTTGGCTCGGCCATCCTTGGTGCGGACGGTTTCAGCGATCTGCTTGGTGGTGACTACTGAGGGGTAGTGCTGGCGCTGTCTCCTGGCGTGTGGCGATGTGTGGGCGTACTTCTTCGCCTCACTGGTCGCCTTGCGTGAGGCTCGCGTCTCGGTGAGCCATCGGTGGTCTGCGTCCGCAATGATGGTTTCGCCGTCGCTGAAGGTGACGTTATAGCAGGGGTGGTTATGCATGACGTCAGTGGCGAAGGTGACGGTGGTGGGTTTGCCGTCGAGGCCGAGCACCTTGTCGCCGACCTTGATGTCGCCCATGGTGGTCCATCCAGTGGGGGTGGGGATGGGGGTGTCGAGCGCTAAGGCCTTACCCTGACCTGGCCTGGCGGCGATGACGTAGAGTCCGCCGGGTTTCCAGCCTCCGATGAGGTGGTTGAGGTCGGGCCAGGGGGTGGGGGTGAATGGTGTCTGCTTGGTGGTGAAGTCTGCGAGTTGGGTGAGGCACTGGTTGTTGTCGACTAGTGCTGTGGAGCCTGTGGAGACTTGGTTGAGGAGCTCGCGGATGGTGGCTTCTGCGTTTGAGGGGTCTTCTCCGGCTTCGATGATTTGGAGGCCGCGGGTGCAGGCGTCTGCGAGCTGTCTGCGGGCTGTGTTGTCGATGAGTTTGTTGGCGTAGACGCCTGCGAGGGCCCCGTGTGCGACTGCCGTGAGGTCCATGATGTCTAGGAGGTAGTCGGGGGTGACGTTGGCGTCTGTGATGGTGGGGAGCTTGTCTAGGAGGAGCTCGCGGGTGAGGCCTTGTCCTGGGTTTTTGGCCTTGTAGTCTTCGATGAGTCGCCAGATGGCTGCGTTGCGGGTGTCTGCGAAGTGGTGGGGGTGGATGTTGTCGAGGTCGATGAGGGCGTTTGGGTCGCCGCTGAGGGCGATGTTGAGGATGGTGGTTTCAGTGTTCATGGTGTGTGGTGTTAGTGGGGGCCTCCAACACCAGGAGGCCCCCACGGTGGTTATGGAACGTCGTAGGTGGAGGTGAGCGGAGTCATGTCGATGGTCACTGTGATCCTATTGTCGTCTCCGACTTCGCCAAATTCGAACTTCGGCACTAGTGGATCATTCGGATTCATCTGCCACCGTCCTGGGGAGGTAGGAGGAGAGCCTTTGAATTGCTGCGTACTGGTTCTTACTGAGTTCGGCGCCCATGAATACGTCTCGCAGGAAAGAGAGCTCGCCGATAGGGATTGCCGCACAGGGGCGCCAGGCGGTGATGTGATCCAGGGGGTTGTCTTCGTAGATGGAGTAGCCGATCTTGGGGCCGTCGATGAGGTAGTAGCCGGATTCTGGGTCTTCTGCGTCTGCCAGCGTGGCTGTTGTGCCGCCGATGTTGACGCCTCGGAATGATCCTTTGTCGATAAGGACGAGGGGTTCTGTGGGCCAGTCGCTCATTGTGGTTAGCTCCCTGTGATGTGGTAGGCGATGCGGATGGTGTCGATGAGGAGGCGGATTAGTGCTTCTGTGCCCGCCTGGGTGTTGAAGGTTAAGGCGACGATGGAGAGTTGCGGGGTGTCACCGCCGGTGATAGTGGGGAGTGTTGAGCGTGCGTTGAGCTCTTTCGCTACGGCTCGGGCGTCGATGAACACTTTCTGGGCGGAGATTGTCAGGTCGGTGGCGACCGCGTTGGAGAGGATGATGGTGGCGGCTGTTAGCTTGGCGAGGCCCATGAATGCGTCCTCCAGGGTTACTGGGTTGATGCCGTCGCGTGTTGCGCTGGAGATTAGCTGGGCTGCTGCGGCGGGTTTGGTTTGGGTGTGGTCGTCTTCGATGAGGGAGAGCCACCTGTTGGGGCCTGCGGCTACGAGGTGGAGTTTCTGGCGTGGGGTGAGCATGGAGTGTTCCTTTCTGTCGTGCTGATGGTTGGAGTCTAGGCGAAGGTGTCTTGGGCTGTCAACCTCTGCCGGTGTGGCGGTCCAGGTATGCCTGTGCGTTCGCCCACCCGTGGTCACCAGGGAGACCCATGCTGGGCTTCCAGAAGTTCACATACGGGCGGGGGTCGATGCCGTGGTCGATGCAGGCGTACCAGAAGTCTTCCTTGGTGGCCGCCTTGCCGGTGGCGGGATTGATGGCTGGTGCGGCCTGGCCAGAGTCGGGCGCGTCAAGCTCGTCCTCCCACCTGCCCTTGCGCAGCCACGAAGCAGGGTGGGGGATGTACTGGGGTTCGGTATTCTTGGCCTTCCAGCTGGCGTTGTGGCGCTGGAGGCCGTCGAGGAGGGCCTGCGGCGCGGCGCCCTGTTTGATGACTGTCCTGTAGGCCTTCTGGGCGTCGAGCTTACCGACCTTCCTGGGGTACTGCTTCCACCAATCATCAAAGCCATCTGCGGGCTCCTGGGTGGGCTTCTCCGGGGTGCTGGGCGTAGGGGCGGGCGTTGGAGTGGCGCAGACATCCAAGGTGGCCTCCCCGGCAGGCTTGGACTCCTCGATGATGGACGGTCTCTCCTGGGGGATGACGAACTCCGGGTGTGCGGCGGCGGCCGTGTTGGGGCCGACAGCGTTGGCCTGGCAGTATCGCCAGCCTTCCTCAGTGAGGCGGGAGCCGACGGAGTCCTGGTGGGGGTCCGGGCTCTTCTTCCAGTCTGGCTTATAGTTGGGGGACTCTGTGGCGGTCCACTCGTAGACGTTGTGGTCCCAGCGAGCGCCGGGGCGACGGTCCTTGTGGATGCGGATCACCTTGGCGTCGGAGAGCTCCCTGAGGGCGTACTGTAGTGCGCGCTTTTTGAGGCCAGTGTCTCGTTTTAGTGTTTCAATGCTGGGGAATGAGACGTGGCGCCCGGGCCAGTCCGGGGTGTTGTCGCTGGTTCGGGCGGCGAGGATGAGGGCGACGATCTTGGTGCTGTGCTTGAAGCCCTGGAGGGCGGCGGCTTCCGCTTCGCAGTAACGCATGATATCCTTTCTGCGTGTGTTCCAGTGGGGCGCCAGCATAGCATGGGCTGGCGCCCCACGCTTTCAGTTACATCCGGGGTAGAGCTTGTCGTGCAGTGTAGCGCCGAGTTCCGCGCACTTGGCCTCTGCGGCTTGCTGGGAGGCTTCAATGTAGGAGTCCAGCAGGGTGTATGGGAACTCCACTTCGCAGAGTGCGGCGGCGTGGCGGAGGCCGATCGTGAAGGCTTCTGCTACGTGCGGGTGTACTGCGAGGAAGTTCACTTCATAGGTCCTCAAGTGACCTTTGGTTGTGATGAGTCCGTACTTGCGAAGACGGTTGGTGCGGCGTGCAGCCACGGCAGTGCTCTTGTACATACGTCCGACTGTGATGGCGAAGCCGTATTGCATGGGAGGTGCCCACGTGTAGCGGACAGGCAAGGGGCGGCCCTCTGGCAACTTCACCAGGTGGGTGCCCGCGATGGACTGAAGGGCAGCGAGATAGAAATCCTGGTATTGCTCGACTATGCCTCGGAGAGATGCGTCAGGCACTAGCGGAATGCTGGAGCCTGTGTCGCTGAGGTAGCGGGCGTGGCGGATGGCCTCTCCAACCTGGTACGTGAGCCCTTTGGCTACGAGCGGCGTGAAGTCGTCTTCCATTTCAGGGACGGTCGTTCGGCTGGGGTAGATGCTGATGCGTTCCATGTGGTTAACGATAGATGACGGGGTTCGGCGTGTCAACCCATGCAGTTGCAGGCAGTGCACGTGAGTGCGCGGCACCTGTGCACGTGAGTGCGCGGCACCTGTGCACGTGAGTGCGCGGCACCTGTGCACGTGAGTGCGCGGCACCTGTGCACGTGAGTGCGCGCTAAGTAATAAAGAGAAGTACTAAAGGGAAGTACTAGTTTTCGCGCTTGCGCGCGAAGCCATGATCTTCGCTTCGCTCCGACCGTCGGACCGTTGGTCCTTGGTCGTCGCCCTGGCCTTCGGCTCAGTTGGTCCACGAGAGCAAGGACGAAGAGATGGTTCGTTGGCTAGTCGCGCACCTGGCTCTCGTTGATCCTTGGTCGCCTGATCATGTTGGAGCGTTCAGAGTCTTCCTCGTTGTCCTTGCCCCTCCTTGCTGTACCGAGACGGAACGTGACTCCTTCTCCTTCCTTGCCGTGATGCCAAGTAGGGGGTTGGGTTGTGGTTGAGTTGGGTTGATCGTCTCTAGTTGGTTGACGTTCTTCAAGAGTGCTCTGCGGCGGCTGCGGCCCGGCGGCGGGGGCTCTCGCGGCCCGTGAAGGGGTCTGGGAGGCTCTCTGGCGGCCGAATAGGGTGGGGTGTGGGTGCTGGCCTACCTGGGGTGGTGAAGGGCGCTCAGATTGGCTTACACGGCCTCGAGGGTGAACTGTCCGGGTTTTCCGGAGGGTTGACTGTCGCACCCGAGCCCGGCTATGCTGGTCGTGCTGATAGGGGTCCGCCTTGATGGATCACGATTGAGTTTCCTTTCCTCTCGTGTATGCCAAGGCGGGCCCCGCCTTTTGCTTCAAGGGCTCCAGTGCGGTAGACTGTGCTGGTCAGCCAACGAAAGGACGCCCAATGAAGATCGACTGGGAGAACACCCCCCAGTACTGCAAGGTCTGCGACCACCAGATGCGCGCACCCCGAACGACACTCGTTGACCACCCAGGCACTCGCGCCTACGGAGGGAAGGGGATCTGCAACTCCTGCTACCGACGTAAGCGCCGCGGCCAGGACGGCGCAGCCAAGACGCACATGGACTGGAGTGAGGCGCACCACTGCTCGCGCTGCGGTGTCCGCATGCGCCCCCCGCGCACCAGCGTCACTGAGTTCCCTGAGACTCGCCCGTACTCCGGGAACGGAGTCTGCGCCCTGTGCGCTAAGAGTCGCCGCCCTGTCGGCCCTACGGTTGCTGAGCTCGCGGCACAGGGGCACCCTTGTATTGAGCCCTGCCCCCTCCCCTCGAACAAGCGCTCCAACATTTGGTGAAAGGACACCCCTGTGCTTTATCTCCTCGTCTACGGCGACAAGAGCAACCCTGACGTTGACGTGATCCTCTGCGACCGCCACCCCGACCGCACCGACGAGGGGACGTGGGTGTTCAAGAATGAGGGACAGCCGGACTTCTACGTGTACCCCGGCGACTACCTGTCGATCCAGCACGCCTACTTCGGGGGCAAGGCAGCCAAGCCTGCTTTCCTCTTCGACATCCGTGAGGGATCCCCGAACGGGGAGGGTGTGTCGATGGTTTATCCGGGTGACGTGCGGTGAACGTGGATGATCTCAGTGAGGTTCATGTGCGGATGCTTGTCGCATCCCTCGATTGCGCGGTTGATGAGCTCCGGGATGCGCTCGATTCGGCGCACCAGGTTGGCGCGTACGATGTGCCACATCATCGCCGTAACGCTGATCAGGATGACGCCGTCATCCGGGTTGGTGAGGCGCAGGAGGGTGTTGAGGAGTACCTGGAGCTGGTGTTCACTGACCGGTATGACATGGGTGTGCATGTGACATTGGAGGTTATGTCGTGAGTGCTGATTCTTTTATCTCGAGCGTAGGCAGGTTTCGTGGAGTGTTCGAGCGCCTTAAGGAGGCTTGGGTGGACCTCCAGGAGCTTGAAGGCCTCGAGGATGGCGATCCGTTCCTTGAACGGGCGTGGGACGAGTATGTCACTGCACGCACTGACGCCGAGAGTGCTTTTACTGACCTCACGCAAGAGCTGGCGGGGGTCTATGTGCTGGCCCGCATTGAGGGTGTGGGTGTCGATGTCTTGGGGTAAGCAGTCGCGGCGCCGTAAGGAGCTCCCTAAGGACTGGGACAAGATCCGGCGAGTGGTCCTGAGGCGGGATGGTGGCCTGTGCGTATTCTGCGGTAACCCAGCTAATCAGGTGGACCATATTATCCCTGACGGCCCGCACGTGCCGGACAACCTCAGGGCGTTGTGTCAGCACTGCCATATGCTGCGCACGCAGCAGCAGTCGGTAGAAGCCAGGAAGCGTCGCTATAATCGAGGCAACAAGGCTCGAGGCCCCAGGCCGAAGAGTAGGCACCCCGGATACCTTTAGGAGAGTCGACGATGGGAGTGAAGGGACCGATCCCGAAGCGCAGCACTGAGGGGCACCGCACTACGCAGGCTAGGAAGCTTGATGGTGGCGTTGAGCCCGTGAATGTGGTGGCCGAGCAGGTGAAGCCGCCCAAGCCGGATCCTGGCTGGCACCCCATTGCGAAGAAGCTGTGGAAGTCCGTGGAGAAGTCGACGTTCACTCGCTACTACGAGCCGTCGGACTGGATTGTTCTCTATTCCACCTGCGATGACCTATCGTTCTACAAGATGCAGCATCTTAGGTCTCCTACGATGTTGGCGGCTATTAACACGATGCTCACGTCCTTGCTTCTCACTGAGGGGGACCGTCGCAGGGTTCAGATCGAGATCAACCGTGTCGATGAGTCGGAGGCTGAGTCTGCCGGCGTGGTCGCGTTGCAGGCGTGGACGAGGGCTCGGGCAGCGAAGTGACCGACACGCTCCCCGCGCCACGGGAGCGAACCGACACGCTCCCCCTCGAGCTCCCCGAGAGGACTCTCGGCTACCATGCTGCGGCGTGGATGATGGATAACCTGATTCAGCCGAATGGGCCGAAGGCGGGACAGCCGTTCATCCCGACTGATAGGCAGATCGAGTTCCTTGCTCATTTCTACGCCCTGAATCATAAGGGCGGCTTTGTGTACAGGCAGGGAATTAGAAGGTTAAGTAAAGGATCGGGGAAGTCTCCGTTCGCTGCGGCTATGTGCCTGTTTGAACTTCTTGGTCCGTGCCGGTATGACGGGTTTGATCGTCATGAGCCTTTTGGGGTGCGCGCGAAGCCAATGAGCATGCCGCTGGTGCAGATCGTAGCTACGTCGGAAAGCCAAACCGCCAATACCATACGAATGGTCAGGGCGTTTTGTCAGAAGAAAGGCCCGCTGGCCCGCAAGTACGACCTCGAGGTGGCGAAGACGTTCATTGAGACGCCAGGCGGGGGGAAGCTTCAGCAGATGACCTCCTCCGCCCACTCCATGGAGGGTGGCGAGGTGTCCTTCGTCGTGGGCGATGAGCTCGAGCACTGGCTCCCCGCCCAGGGCGGCCCGGCCATGTTGCAGACGATTCAGCAGAACGCAGCGAAGATGGGCGGCCGGTTCATGGGCACCTGCAACGCGTGGGTTCCGGGTGAGCAGTCGTCCGCAGAGGCGGTCTTTGAGGCGTGGTGTGACCAGGAGGACGGCCTCACTAGGGGTAAGACGAAGATCCTCTACGACGCCCGGATCGCCCCTCCGAACACGGTTCTGACCGATGAGCCCGAGGAGGGTCAGGTCGGCCTCACTCAGGCGCTCGAGTATGTGTATGAGGGCTGTCCGTGGGTGAATCTGGAGTCGATTAAGGAGCAGATCTGGTCGCCGGAGTATCCGGAGTCGAGGTCTATCCGCTTCTTCCTGAACAGGCCGAACGCAGCGGAGGCGTCCTGGATCACTCTGGAGGAGTGGACTCAGCTCCGTAAGCCTGACCGGAAGGTGGAGCCTGAGGAGAAGATCGTCATGTTCTTCGACGGGTCTAAGTCCAATGACCATACGGCTCTTGTGGGTTGCTGCATGGAGGATGGGCACATCTTCAAGATTGGCCACTGGAAGCCGGAGAAGCCCCTTGGTGTGGTGAATGTGGCTGCCGTGGATGCGGGGGTCAGGCGGGCGTTCGACACGTATAACGTGGTGGCGTTCTGGGCTGACGTCCGGGAGTGGGAGTCGTTCACGCGCACAGCCTGGCCTGAGGACTTCGGTGACCGGCTGATCGTCCCTGCCGTGCGCGGGGGAATGTCTGCGTCCCCGATCGCATGGGATATGCGCTCCCACGCCTACCAGTTCGCTGAGGCGGCGGAGACGGCGTTCACGGAGATCCAGCAGCAGGCGTTCACTCACGATGGGGACTCTGCCCTGGGTGAGCACGTGTCTAACTGTCGCGTGAATGAGTTCAAGGGGCGCTGGTCGGTGAAGAAGGAGTCCCCGAAGTCTTCTAAGAAGATCGATCTGGCTGTGTGCATGATCGGCGCTAGAATGTTGTATAGGTACGTCAAGAGCAGCAAGGAGTGGGCCGACATGAATAAGCCGGTTGGTGCGTGGACGGTGATCGTGTGAGCTTTGAGAAGATGCTCGCTAGCTTCGAGGGTGGCGCTTATCGTCCGGAGTCGTTCGAGACGTACTATGAGCAGAGTGAGCGCCTGGACGCCCTGGGTATCAGTATCCCGCCGGAGGCGCGCGTGCTGGAGATGCAGGCGCCGTTCGCGAAGATGGCTATTGATGTCCTGACTGAGGTCCTTATTCCGGCTGGGTTCATCATTGCGGATGATGGGCGTAAGGATCTGGTGCGTGATCTGCGTGTTGTGTGGCAGGCCAATGACATGGATTCTCAGTTCAATCTGGCGGCGGCCGAGGCGCTTGCTGCCGGCTCCGTGTTCTGGGTGCTGTCTCCTGCGGATGAGGATCATGAGCACCCGTCTGTTCGGGCGCTGGATTCGCGTCACGCTGGTGTCCGTATCGACCACTTCGGGAACGTGATTGAGGGGGTGGCTGTCTACCGTTCGGGCGATGGCGTGAAGTGCGCCTCGTACTACACGCCCGAAGGTATGACCGCCTACAGGCAGGTCGGCACCCGGTGGGTGTCCGACTGGTCTACGAGTGACCCGTGGGGCGCGTCGATCGTGCCCATGTTCAATCGGGCTCGGCTCCGTGACAGGTACGGCCGGTCTGACCTGAAGGAGCTGAAGACGGTAATTGACGCGGCATCTAGGACTCTCACGAACCTCCAGATGGGGCAGGAGGTTGCCGCCTTCCCATTGAGGTTCCTCATTGGTGACGGCGCTGACCGGATGCTGGCCGGGCAGCAGGCGGCTGCCGCGATGAACGGGCAGTTCGGCGGCAATCGCATGGAGAACTATGCTGGCGCGCTTCTGGCCGCCCCCACTGGGGCTGATGTGAAGCAGCTGACGGGTGCCTCCTTGGATACGTTCACGAACACGTACCGCACTTACGCGTTGCAGATCTCAGCCATGACGGGCATTCCGCCGTCAATGATGGGTGTGGCTGCCGACAACAACCCGACATCTGCTGAGGCCTTGCGTGTGGCGAAGGATCGTCTGATCGCTCGCGCTGAGAACAAGCAGCGCCAGTTCAGTGACGCTCTTGAGCGCATCGCCCGCATTATCGCGGTCATGAACGGGGAGTCGCCTGAGGGGCTGGAGACCCTTGAGGTGATGTGGGCTGACGCGGCCGCGCCGTCGGCGAGCGCCCAGATGGCCACCGCCATGCAGGCCGAGTCTCAGGGGGTTATCGGCGCTGAGACCGCGCGCGACTTCATGCACCTGTCTCCGGAGCAGATGGAGCGCGAGAACCGCCGCCAGAACGACCTGGACTCGATGGCGGGCCAGATCCTCCCCATCGGCCTACAGGATGAGGACGAGGAGGATCCTGAGAGCGACGGCGAGGAAGAGGACCCCACTAACGGCAAGGGTGAGGCTAAGAAGTGACCCTCACGCTCTTCAGGGCCCTCCTGGCCACTATCGCCCGTACCTTCCAGAGGCGCCTGGGTGACGCCACCGCCCCTTTGCAGGGGAAGCCGGTGACACTCTCGGAGAAGGAGCTGGGTGAGGCGATCACTCCTCTTGTGTGGGCCGCCAGGCGTCAGGCGTGGGCGGCTACGGCCTTGTTCCTGCGGGGGCAGGCTAGGGCGCATGGCGCGAATGAGGCGTGGATCCCCCCTCAGCCGGGCTACAGCCCCGACTCGGTGCGCTACGCGATCAGGTCCACCAAGGCCCGATCCGGTAAGCCGGAGGCGTTCAAGGCCCTCCAGGGCGAGCTCACTAGCCACGTGTATGCGGCGTCTAGGCGCACAGTTAATGACGCTGTGGATGACGCCCCTGACGTCGCTGAGCTCCTTGACGACCTCGAGCGGATCGCCGACGACCTCGATTCCTTCTCCAAGGAGCAGGTCGAGCAGATTGAGCGGGAAGTCAAGAAGCACGAGCGCAGGCGCCGCCCTCGGAGGAACTGGGTTGACGTATTCGACGAGGTCGCGGACCGCGTCGACAAGGCCATCAAAGAACTCGAGTCCGAGGGGATGCTCACCCAGAAGTACAGGGACTCGGAGGCCATGAAGGATCTCCCGGACAAGTACCGCCGCTCAAAGGACGGGACACTGATCGCCCGGCCTTTTGCGTGGGCGCGGGTTGTTACCCCATCGAAGAATGGGCCGTGCGGCTTCTGCGCAATGCTTGCCTCCCGCGGCCCCGTCTACAAGACATCTAAGACGGCTGGCGTTGGCGTCAACAGATTCCATAACAACTGTCGATGCGTTATCTGTCCCGTTTACACGTCCAGAGCGTGGCCGGGCAAAGAGCAGCATGCTAGATTCGAACAACTGTACAATGAGGTAGTGAAGGCCCATGACCTTCATGGGCACGAGGCGCTGCGGGCAATGAACCGCCGCCTCTACCAGGAACAAAGGAGAAGGAATGGCTGACACCCCCACCGAGTCATCCGACGAGGCTGCCACCTCTATCGAGGAGGCGGCTCCCGCGCCGGAGCCCCAGGGCGACGTTGACGCGGCGACCGCCGAGCAGGAGGAGGCACCAGCCGCCCCTGAGGGGCCTGAGAGTGTCCCTGAGGAGCCCAGCAACCCCAGTGAGCTCGACGACCTGAAAGAGCGCCTAGGAGCCCTTGAGGCGGTGCTCGCCAACAAGGACGAGGAGATCAAGGCCCTGCGTGACACCGCAGCCAAGGACTCCCTGATCCGTGACGCTGGCCTCCCCTCGAAGTACGCCCAGTTCCTACACGGAGACGAGTCCAGGTGGGGAGATCAGGTGTCCACCCTCCTGGAGCTCACCAGCAAGACCCCTGCGCGCCCCCGCGACCCCGCGGTAGACGCCCAGGTCGGCTCCGACTCGGAGGACCGCGAGACCGCCATCCTCCGCATGTTCGGGCTCGCCGAGTAACCCCTGCCTGACAGGGGCAACATCTAGAACAACTCTGCCGGTCAGGCAGGAAGGAGACGCGAATGGCGGACAACGCTGCCAAGGTCGCAACCATTGCAAAGCTTACCGCCGGCGGTAACGCCGAGGGCTTCCCGAAGGAGGTGCTTGCCCCCATCTGGAAGCGGGCCTTCGCTGGCTCCATCGTCCAGAAGGTCGCTGGCACCGTCCCGGTTTCCCTGGCCGGTAACGCGGTCACTATGCCGGTTGGCCAGCCTGTCGCCGGTATCGTCCAGGAGAGCGCCGACAAGCCTGTCGTTGACGTCTCTGTTGGTCTGAAGACCTTCAGTCCCGTCAAGACTGCCGCGATTGTGTCGATCTCTAAGGAGGCGCTCATGGCTAACCCCCTGAACGCCTTCGATGACCTGGAGGATCAGCTGGCTGAGGCTATCGCCCGCTCGATCGACACCGCCGTCATTCACGGCAAGGACGCTCTCACCGGCACTGCCCTGGCGGGCAAGGAGTCCCTGTCCTCCACCACGAACGTTGTGGAGCTGGACCCCGCCAAGTTCGATACTACCGGCTACCTCGGCAAGCAGCTCGCTGCGGCTTACGACAAGGTAGTGAACACTGACGGCGAGGCCGACTACGACTTCAACGAGTTCCTCCTGTCTCCGAAGTTCCGGTCCATCATCATGGGGGCAACCGACGGCTTCGGTCGCCCGCTCTACCAGGCCTCCCCGAACCTGGCTGACCAGTTCACCAGCGTCCTGGGCATCCCCGCCGTATATCACAAGGCTGTTAACGGCCGCGGCAAGGTGTCTGAGCCGAACCTGCTGGGCTTCGGTGGCGACCTGAAGGAGAACCTGCGTCTCGGCTTCGTTGAGGGCCTCACCTGGGCTACCGCCGACCAGTACGCCGCCGGCATGGACCTGTTCGGCACGAACCGTATCGCGATTCGTGTTGAGGCTATCTTCGGCTGGGTCCTGCGTGACCCGCAGGCGTTCGTGAAGATCACGAAGAAGGCCGGCTGATGAGTCCGCGGGGCGAGAGCATTACGGAGCCCTCGCCCCGCGGGTGACACCTAGGAAGGAGGAGAAGTGACCGTAGCGGAGAGACTCGACGTCGAACGCACACTCATGCGCGACCTCGAGGATGATGAGGCAAGGTGGGTGGATGCCCTCCTTGAGCGCGCCGAGGCTCTTATTCTCCTCCGCATGCCTGATGCTGTTAATCGCTGTCGCGTCGACTACCCGTTCCGGGTGGCTCTCATCATGGTTGAGTGCGAGGCTGTCGCTCGAGTGCTGCGGGCGCCCGGCGGCGGGCTCTACAAGTATGAGACTGAGGGCACCTACACCTACTCAGTGAATCAGGCCGTGGCTTCCGGTCTCCTGGAGATCACTCAGCGGGATTGGCAGGCGCTCGAGGGCGGCGCTGGTGGATGGGGTAGCGCAGCCCCAGTGCTGGACGGGTATGCTCGGAACCGGCGCGGCGGGGAGTGGTCCCCGGACGTGTCGAAGACATTCCTGATGTCTTTCCGGCGGGCTTCGGTCCCGGACAGGCCTGCTGCCCCTGAGCTGGGGTTGCAGCGGTGGGAGGGGTGGCGTACCACATGGTGACCTTCCGTCCTCGCCGCGGCCGCTACCTGGAGAATGGTCCTCACGCAGTGGAGGTCACTGTTGCGATTGTGTCCGAGGGGCGCACCGGGCGTCGTTACACGCCTGGTGAGACGTTCTACGTCGATAAGGTTCTTGTGCAGCCCTCCGCTGGTAACGCGTTGAAGGCTACGGAGAACCGTGTTATCCGTGGTGATCTTACCGATGAGACTACCTTGAAGATTATGGGGACTGGCCGGAAGTGGCCGGGCGGACCCCATTCGTGGGTGAAGATCATTAAGGGGCCCCCGTCGTTGGAGGGGAAGACTTTCCAGCAGGCTGGCGAGCCGCTTACCTATGACGCCTCACCGATGACGCGCCATTTCAGTGTCCGCTGCGATACCCTGGGGACGGTGGCGAAGTGATCCACGCCTACGACGACAAGCATGTCCACGAGGATATTGCGGAGGTTGTTGCTCGCCAGCCGGAGTTTGCTGCGGCGGCGGCGAAGGTGTTTGCGGAGGTGAAGGCTGCTGCTTCTGCGCACGTCGACTCCGGCGAGCTTTTTGCCTCATACGGCATGGAGCAGGGGAAGGTGGACTACACGATCGCCCCGTCCACCGACCATGATGCGGCCGTAGAGTTCGGCCACTACGTGTATCAGGACCGCCAGGGGCGGCGCACCGGCCGGGAGGGCGCGAGGTATCGCACCTGGGTTCCTGGCCTCAACATCCTTCGCGGGGTCGTCCGCGACAATGGGGGATTCTAGTGGCCTACGTTAATCCTCTCCCGTTCATTTACCGGTACATGAAGGACGCCGCCGCCCATGGTGTGGGCGAGTGGCCTATCCTCGAGAAGATCGTCTGGCGCACCCACGGCGATGTGGATGACCCAATGAATGAGCTCGTATGCAGGGTGCAGATGACTATTGCGCGCACGCACCCGTCTGGGCCCAGGTTCGCGGCCACCCAGATTCGTGCGCGACTCTATATGACCGGCCCGGACGGGGATGAAGTTTCTGATGCTTCTGACGCCCTGGTTCAGGCTGTAGATAAGGCTTGGAGGGACGGTATGATTACCTCTGAGGGCTGGGCGACTTACCTGGAGTGGACTCAGCTTCCCACACCGGAAACGGATATGGGGACCACGGCAGACTACATCAACATGGTTTCGTCCCTTCAGGTGACGGCCAGGAAGGGGGCCTGATGGCTAACCTCGGAAACAGTAAGATTCAGATCGCGGGTAAGGGGCACGTCTACATCGGTAATGTGGACACTGTTGCCCCTAACCTGTGGGGATACACTTTTGGTGACGGCACCACGCTCGAGTCTGTTGGGTGGACGTGGCTCGGTGACACCTCCAGTGAGAACCTGATTGAGGTGGAGACCGATGGCGGCGACACCTCCACGAAGCGGACCTGGGACCGTCAGGGCGTCCGCTCCACACGCGAGGACGTCACCAACAAGGTGACCATCAACGCCGTCAACCTCGGCGAGGACGTCATGCGCGTCGCCTTCCCCGGCTCCACCTATGACGCCGAGAAGGGCGGCTGGGATGTCGAGCTGGACAACTCGAGTGAGCGCGCTGTCCTTATCGTCATCGAGGATGGCCTGCTCGTGTCGGGTATGCTGTTCCGCCGCGTGTCCCTGGCCGGTAACCTGCCGTCCCTCTCGCTGGACAACTTCAGTGAGGTGAAGATCTCTGGGACTCTGTTGTCTCCCCCGTCGGGGAAGACTCGCGTCCAGATGCTCGAGCCGCGCACCGTCACCGGTGTTGGCGCAGCGAAGCCGACCATCACGACCCTGGCCCCTGCCACTGGCGCGGTTGGCGCGAAGGTCACTATCACCGGCGCCAACTTCAACGGCGTCCGCGAGGTGAAGTTCGGCGACAAGGTGGCGACCTTCGAGAAGGACTCCGCCACCCAGATCACCACCTATGTGCCGCGCGGCGCTACCGGTGCGGTCAACGTGGTGGTCACCAACAATGTCGGCGCGTCCGACGGGAAGCAGTTCACTGTCAACTGATGATCTCCGTCCGGCCATCATGTAGGGGTGTGTGGTGGCCGGACGGCAACACCCCATTGCACCCCAGCAGAAGGAGAAGGCAATGGCCTCCACCAAGAATGAAGTCCCCGAGTTCGACACCCTCGAGGGGTACGAGATCTTCAAGCCCGTCGACACGCTCCGCCCTTCCCAGCGTCTCCGCCTCACCGCGAAGGTGCTGCCCATGGTTGACGACTCAGACGAGTTCACTGACGAGAACATGACCGTTCTGGCCGACATGACCGAGTTCCTCGAGGACAACGGCTACATCGCCGACCTGGATGCGTGGACCCGCTTCTTCAGCACTCACGGCATCGAGGGGGCTATCACTCTGGCTACCGCTTACGCGGGGGAAGCCACAGGCGCCAAGCAGTAGATGACTACTTCCGGGACAACCCTGATGCTGCCGCGGACTTCTGGGCGCTTTACCGCATCGACGTCTACGACAGCTACAGGGTTCGTCTCGTGGAGGCACTGCTTGAGCGCCTTTCTTATGAGCCTTGGTCGCTGTACAGGGCGAAGCAGCTGGGGGGGCCGCAGTGGTTCGGCTACTCCGCCGACTCGGAGAGGCTGAACGCCTTGCTTGACGGTCAGCGTCTTCAGACGAAGGCAGCCAGTGGCCGCGGGCGGGCCTATCTGAAGGACTCTGAGATGGCTCCCAGGCCCGGAACTGTTAAGGCGAGTACGGTAGTATCGAGTAAGGATACTGCTGCGATGGCGGCCCTGTTCAGGGCCCTAGGTTGAGAGGTTAGGGTATGGCCGGTAAGGGCATTGTCGGTAAGCTCGGAGTCAAGGTCGTCCCCGACCTATCTAAGTTCGCTGACGAGCTGAAGAAGAAGCTCCGCCGCATCCAGAAGCAGGTGGGTGATCTCGAGGTTGAGGTTAACGCTGAGGTTGATGTTGATGAGGAGTCACTCAAGAAGGCGCAGGAGAAGGTGCGCCGCAGCGACTCCAAGATGCCTGTCGAGCCTGACCTCGATACCGGGTCTCTCACGAGGCTGAAGGCGAAGCTGCGCGACCTGAAGGCTGAGCTCAAGGTTAACCCGAACCTCTCTGAGCAGGACAAGAAGCGGATTGAGCAGAAGCTCGATGATATTCGCACCAACGTTCACCTGAATACGGACAAGACGGACCTGGCGAAGCTGTCCCGTGAGGTGAAGGGTGCGGCCGGGGATATTAAGGCCCAGTTGACGCTCAATAAGCGGTCGGTGGCTGACATTGAGCAGAAGATCAAGTCCCTCAAGGCCCAGATTGACGCGTCTCCGAAGCTAAATAAGGCAGCCAAGGCGGCAATTGAGAAGGACATCAGTAAGCTCCGCTCAGTTGTTGACGTGCATGCTCACCTGTCGGAGGAGCAGAAGAAGAAGCTTAAGCACGAGCTGAATAAGCTTGACGGTAAGGCCACCGTTAATGCTGACCTCGATGACGGTAAGGCCCGGTTTGACCTGAAGCGCCTCACCCGCCCTAGGAAGGTGGACATTCATGCGCGCCTCGCGAAGGCTTCCGTTGCCCGCGTGGCCGCCCAGCTCAAGGCCCTGGCGGGAGGGAACGTCTTTGAGTCGATCGGCCGCAACCTGAACGACTTTCTGCGTAACCTGGATACTGCGTCTGTGAAGATCGGCACTGTCGCCACCCTGATTGGTGGCGCCGTGTCTGTACTGGGTGCGGGGATGGGTGTCCTGTCCTCCGTGGGCGTGGGGATAGCGAAGGCTACCCCGGCCCTTCTGGCCCTGCCTGGCATCTTTGGAGGTGCGGCGGCGGGTGCTGGCGTCCTAATTGCCGCCCTGAAGGACGCGAAGACTGTACTGGGGGACCTGAGTCCAGCGTTTGAGGGGTTGCAGAAGCAGATCTCGTCCTCGTACTGGGGGCAGGCTGCACAGCCGATCAGGGATTTCGCTAACACTGCGATCAATGAGCTCTCTCCCGCCCTCTCTACGGTGGCGACGCACCTGGGGTCTATGACTGCCGCGATCGCAACTGCTGCGAGTGGACACCTGCCTGGCTTCCAGCAGTCCCTGACCTACCTGTCGCAAGCCCTGAGCCTAGGCTCTACCGGGGCGGCCGCTTTCACTAACGGCCTCCTCACGATGGGTGAGGTTGGCGCTAAGTATCTGCCTAATATTGCCCAGTGGGCCAACGATCTCGCGCTCTCGTTTGAGAAGTGGGCTATTAAGTCCGCCGAGTCCGGGAAGATGGACCAGTCAATTCAGGCTGCGGCGAAGGCGTTCGGCACCCTGAAGGACATTACAGTAGACCTGGGTGGAATCATCGCTGGCCTGTTTAAGGCGATGGCGAACGGGTCTGCCCCGATCGACTCTATCGCTACGGCCTTGGATAGGGCTAATGCCGCGGTCAATGGGCCCTTGTTTCAGTCGACCTTGACATCCTTGTTCTCGTCGATGTCTGTGGCGGCGGGGAAGGCTTTTGAGGGCGTGGGCGCCCTGGGTGGCGCGTTCTTGTCACTGGAGCCGACCCTGGCTAAGGTTCTCCCCCTGATTGGGGAGACGCTGAAGACTGCCCTTGAGGGTATCGCGACGGCCTTGGAGAACCCGGCCTTCCAGGATGGGCTGGTGCAGTTCTTCTCGGGGCTTCTGACGGCTGTTCAGGCTCTCGCTCCGGCTATGCCCGCCCTGGGTGAGGCGTTTGGGGCGATCGCTACTGTGGCTGGCACCCTGCTGGCGGCTATCGCGCCTCTGGTTGCGCAGTTGGTGGAGCAGCTCGCCCCGGTACTGCAGCAGCTGGTTCCGATCCTTACGCCGATTATTGATCAGCTGGCGTCGGCGCTGATGCCCGTGATTCAGGCGCTCGGTCCGCTCTTGTCGGAGTTGTTCGCCGTGCTGGGGCCGATCATTACCGAGCTTCTGGCCGCTATCGTCCCTGCCATTCAGCCGATTGTTGAGGCTATCATGGGGCTGCTGATCCCGGCTTTCCAGCTGATTGGGACAGTGGTTCAGGCGCTCATGCCGATCGTCATCCCAATTGTCAACATCATCCGGGACACGATCGTCAACATGATGAGGGTGATCCAGGGAGTCATCAATGTCGTCATGGGCATCATCACAGGCAATTGGTCCCAGGCGTGGAACGGGATCAAGCAGATCGGCTCTGGTGTCTGGAACTTCATCAAGTCCGCGTTCAGCAACTTCGGGTCCGCGATCGTGGCGATCGCCCAGGCGGCGTGGAACCTTCTCGGGAGCGTCATCACCGCCGGGTGGAACCTGATCAAGCAGGGTGCGTCCTGGGCTTGGAACGCCATCACGTCCACTATCTCCTCCGGGGTCAACCGGGCCGTCAACTTCGTCAGGAACCTGCCCAACGGTATCAGGAATGTCTTCTCCAGCGCCGGGTCCTGGCTTATGAGCGCCGGTAGGAACGTGATCCAGGGTTTCATTAACGGCCTGAAGTCCATGTACGGCTCAGTGAAGTCCTCACTGGGGGGTCTCACCAATAAGCTGACGTCCTGGAAGGGCCCCGCCCCCGTGGACCGGGTAATCCTTAAGGGCGCAGGCCAGATGGTGATGCAGGGTTTCATTAACGGCCTCGAGTCGCAGTACTCAGCGGTCAGGGACTCCCTCGAGGGCTTCACCAACACCCTGAGCAGGGATGTGGCACCAGAGATCTCGGCCACCGTCTCGGGAAACTACGAGAAGTCGGTGAAACGCCAGTTCGGCAACATGGACCTCGAGGCACCTGCGCAGGATGGTCGCACTTCTGGCGGCACCACGGTCAACATCACCAACAACTACCCGCAGGCGCAGCGGGACTCAAAGACCCGCGACGACGTTGCGGACGCTATCCGCCTGGCCGCGAGCATCTAGGAGTAGAGCATGGGCAGTGAGTATCACCTGAATGGGGTAGACCTGGACCAGCCGGGGAAGTGGCGAGTCATGGAGGGCACCCTCCTGCCGGCTGTGCCGGAGCCGCGCCTGACATCCACCGAGGTCCCCTCCAGGAGTGGCGTCATCGACGGGGCGGCCACGAGGTTCGGCACGTTCAAGGTGACCGTCGCGCTCATGGTCGAGGGGGAGGACAGGGCATCCCTGGACGCGAACTGGCAGGCCCTCATGGCCCGCCTGCGGCTCTCCGGGGCCCTGGGCGTGCTCCAGCACCGCCCGGCTGGCGCTAACCCCCGTGAGGCCCGCGTGCGGCTCGTGAGCGTCGCCCAGCCAACATGGAGGTACGGAGAGTGGGCGATCGACACGACAGTCATATTCGAGGCCGTAGACGGAGTGTGGCGCGACGTGACCCCAGTGGAGGTGACGCTCCCTAACCTCGACGGCCTTGCGGGCGGGTCGGCCCCGATCACTGACGCCCTGCTGAAGCTCGCCCCCACCGCGAACACGTGCACCATCAAGGATGTCACCTCTGGGACATCCCTCACGTGGCGTGGCACCATGGAGGGAGGCCAGAGACTCCTTATTGACGTGGCCCGCTATGACGCCTGGAGGCAGGTGTCCGAACGGTGGGAGCCCGTTCCGGGTGTCCCTAGCAGGGCGGCGGAGATCAGCATGTCCCCCGAGGGGTTCCAGCTCACCCCCAACAGCGAGGGCAAGATCGTCCTGCAGGTCACCGGCACGGCGGGCTCTATCCGGGCGAGGAGGGCCTACTGATGCAGCGCACCTACTTCCCCGGCATGCAGCTCCGTGCGGTCGCCTACGCCGTCCAGGGAGACCGTATCGGGGTGGTCCCGGACGTCCTGGAGATGACCGTCACCACCCCGCGTGGCGAGGCGCCTACCTTGTCTCTGTCGTACGCGCCTGGCCCTAACGCCGTCCGTGGCAGTGTCCTTGAGGGCGAGGTTGAGGTTGCTGTTGAGGCCACCTTCGACGGCGACACGTGGGAGGAGCTACCTGACGCCCGGTTCGTCACCCAGAAGACCGAACACAACCTCGTCAATGACGGCACGGACTCCCGCAAGGTTGAGGCCATCCACGTCAGTGACTACATGAAGGAGGCACTGGTCTGGTCCGTCCCCGAGGCGGCGAAGGACAAGGAAGGCAAGTTCAAGTTCCTGTCCAAGAACGCCGGGGAGATCATCGGCACGGTTTGGCAGGCAGCCACCAAGCGAGGGTGGGGCAATGGCCTCACCCTGGACGCCACCACCACGACCGACTCCGCCAACCAGCGGTGGGCGAAAGTCGTCACCCTCTACTTCGACCCCTCTATCAGCATCCTTCAGATCGTCGACTCTCTCCGGGATCTGGGAATGATTGACACGGTGTGGCAGGGCCGCACCCTGAAGATCTATAACGCTGACACGACACAGGCCAGGGATCTCACGTCCTCCAGGATATGGCCCCTGGCAACCACCCTCACTGGAGCCCCGGAGGCGGCAACCTGGGCCGACATGTGCACCGACGTCCTGGTGAAGGGCGAATCCGGCCGCACGTGGCTCATCCACAATGACACCGCCCCGAAGTCCATGCGGCGCGTAGAAAAGGTCGTAGAGGCTGGCGGCGTTGAGCTCGAGGCAACCGCGAGGCTAGTGGCGGAAGCCACCCTGAAGTCCGGGGCCCATGTCAGGGAGGAGATCAAGCGCGAGTGGGCGTCGCCTGACGTGCACCTGCTTCCATGGCAGGACTACCGCCTGGGCGACTGGATGATGGTTGAGCGACAGGGCGGCATGGAACGCCTTCAGGTCGCACAGATCAGCGTCACCCAGAAGGAGCAGATGGTTTCAGGGCACACCACGTTCGGGACGGTCCTGGATAGCCTGCTGGGGCGGCTCACGAAGCGCACGAAGGGCATCGTGGGGCTCGCTACCACGAGCGGTACCGGGGTGCGCCCGAACCCTCCCGTGTCGAAGAACTGGCCTGTCCCACCCCAGGGGCTTACGGGGTCCACGAGGGCTGTGGTCGGCCAGGACGGGTGGCCTACCGCAGTCGTGGAGCTCCAGTGGGGGAAGGTGGATGCTGACGCCCTGGGAACGAAGGTGGATGTCACCGGCTATGAGGTTTCATGGCAGAACGTGAAGCTTAGTGCGGAGCGCTCCGGCTCGTACGTGACGAAGGGCGCGGAGGCCACCACTGCGGCTATTGCGCCGCTCGAGGTAGGGGTGGAGTACCGGTTCTGGGTGCGGGCCCAGACACAGGATGGCGTGGGGGCGTGGTCTCAGCCGCTCATGATCACGACCGCCACGGACGTGACGCCTCCCCCGGTGCCTCCGGTGCCGCGCCTGTCGCAGACTCTCGGTGTGCTTAACGTAGGCTGGCTGATGATCGGCGAGAACGGGGAGTCCATGCCCGCTGACTTCGCGGGCGCTGAGGTGAGCGTGCAGCTCCCCGGTGTGGCGCCTGGCGTGTTCAGTACTATGCCCACTCCGGTGCAGCGGATCTCCCTTGCCGGGTTGGAGATGCGCGAGTATGAGGTGCGTATGCGCACCTACGACCGTGCCGGGAACAGGTCGGCCTGGGGTAGGGCTGCTACTATCACGCTGAAGCAGAATATCGACGCTGACGCTATCGCTAAGCAGGTCGAGGACAAGCTCAAGGGTAGTGACGCCATGCAGCAGGCGGCCCGCGAGGGCACCTTGAAGGAGATGCGTCACCTGACGGATGCGATGACTCAGGTGGCTACGAACCTTGTCTCGTCTGGACCTGTGCCGCCGGACAGTGGGACAATTGGCTCTAGCATGTGGATTGCCCCTGATGGGCGGATCTTCGTCCTCAGGGCGGAAGGAGACAGGTAGTGCAGCCTTATAGTGCAGCGAAACAGTGGAGGGATGGCTTCGGCGCGAACGAGACCCGCATCACCGCGGCCGACCTGACGCACATTGAGGACGGGATCAGTGCCGCCACCCAGGGGGTGACCAACCTAGAGACGAAGGTTGACGGCCAGCCCGCTGAGATCATGAAGCAGGTCCAGTCGATCGCTGAGGGCATCAAGACTCTCGTGAACAAGGTGACGCCGATCGGCACGATCATGATGTATGGGGCCGAGCGGGACCCGGAGGGGTGGATGCGCTGCGATGGCCGCCTCCTTGACCGGAACACTTACGCGAAGCTGTACTCCGTGATTGGTCTCACCTACGGGTCTACCACTGTCAGTAACTTCCGCATCCCCGACATTCGAGAGCGGTCCGTTGTCGGCTCTGGCGACGGCAGTAAGTACAACATCGGCAACAAGGGCGGTAACACCACTATCACCCTGTCCATTAACCAGATGCCCGCACACACTCACGAGATTGGCGAGTCCGAGGACTCTGCCCGCCGCTTCCAGGCCCGCACCTCCGGCCAGGACATCGGTATCGGCTCGAGCGGGTACACGTACCTTACCTCCACCGGCAACAACTCCGGCGGGCGAAGCCCCATCGCGACGTCCGTGGGCGGGTCGCAGCCGATCGACGTGAGGTCACCATATTTCGGCCTTCCCTTCATCATTAGGGTGTCCTGATGCCGGGGCCCACTAAGCCGTTCCTCTCCCCTGAGGGAGCTCGGGGTGGTCAGTATGTGACCGTCCCGGCGTTTGCCTCCCCTGGGCACTCGTCCCCGTCGAACACTAGGGACGCCCCTGGGTCGACGATCGTCTACTCGCCGAAGGGGTGGCGGTGGGAGGAGGCTGGGGATGACTACTCCAAGACGGTCTCCAAGCTCACGGCCGCCACGATGGAGTCAACTGTTCGCCGCATCAAGACGTCCATGGGTGAGGTGTTCTACATTCGTGGCACCGCGGACACTAGACCTCCGTTTAATGGGGCTTCTGTCGGTGACACGTGCCGCGTGCAGGATGCCCAGACCCTCGACATCGTTGCCGAGTGGAAGTGGGATGGCGCTACCTGGGAGCGCATGCGGGTCACGAGCGAGCAGATCAGCAACCTCGACGTGGGGAAACTGACCGCAGGCGCAGCCAACATCGCCGAGATCACGGCCCGGAAGATCGCCTCCGACGTCGGCCGCTTCCTAGAGATCACCACCGACCAGCTCACGGTCACCGGTAACGCCAGCTTCGTGAACGCCACCGCGCACCACGTGTGGACGGAGATCGTTACCGCAGGTCAGGGCGAGTTCGAGCAGATCAAGGCCGGGATGCTGGCCGCCAACTCCGTCAACGCCTCCAACATTCAGGGTGGCGCGATCGACGGCCAGGTCATCACCGGAGCCACGATCCAGACGGACAAGGTCTCCAACCGTGGCCTGAAGATCTCCAACTACGGCATGCAGGTCTACGCGAGCAACGGCTGGAAGGCGTTGGATGTCAACGCCCAGACGGGCGAGATCAGCATCAACGGCCGTCTGGGGCGGCGAGACTCCTGGTCAGAGGTGTGGTTTAACGACATCCTCTCCCGCGACTCGGGTACCGACACCTACAACGGGGAGAGGTACGGGTGCGGACTGTCGTTCAACTCGATCGTGGATGACTGGTATGACGGCACAATCTCTTTGAGGAGGGCCTCCACCGGGGACCCGGCTCTGAGAATTCAAGGGCCGGCACCTAAGAAAGCTGGCGCCTCATCCCCCTACATGACGGTAGGGACTTCGGCTATTGCCATGTACACGCCTAAGGCCAACGCGTCCTTCTCGTTCAACAGTCTCGGCCTGAATCTCCAGGCTCAGTCTGTGTACTGGTGGATGAACGACACTGGGTTCTCTTACGGAGTTAAGAATGACAACCTGCCGCGGCTGTACGTAGGTAATAATGAGGCGCAGATACGTACCCTCGGCGAGTCGCAGGCGCGGTTCTGGGCGGATAAGAACACCACCGCTATACAGTTCACCCAGAGCAACCAGGTGTGGATAGCGAACAGTGGAGTGCATATCACCGGGACCAAGAACTTCTCCATGAGAGTACCCGTATTGACGGCCCGGCGCGGGGGGCTGTGGCTGAAGCACGCCTGCACCGAGTCCCCGTACGACGGCATCGAGTACTGGGAGAGCATCGAGCTCGACTCAGCGGGCCACGCCCGTTGGGTGCTCCCTGACTACGTGCCCCGCATCGCCTCGTCCAAGGCTCCGTGGGTAGCCTTCGCCAGCGACGGTGCCCGCGCCTCCCTTGACCGAAGCGGTGCGGAGGAGTGGGCGGTCGACGTCACCGGCACTCCCGGCGCAACCGTGGCCGTGCTGGTCAAGGGCGCCCGCATGATTGACGTAGACGTGGATGAGGTCGGTGAACCCGTTATGCGAGACTACGCACGAGAGTCCCGGTGGCACCTGGGGCCGCCGTCGCCAGAACCATCGCCTGGCGGCGGCGGAGACCTCTATCCCGGAGACATGTCTATAGGTGGCGGGCTGTACGGCCCCGCCCCCCGCCCGGAAGATTGGAGAAATGACAATGGAAGCACAGACCAGCCAGGTTGACGCGCTCGCCGTGATCGACGCGCTGACGATGGAGGTGGCGACGCTGACCCGCAGGGCAGTGATCGCCGAGCAGCAGGTGGCGGCCCTTACGGCCGCCCAGACCGAGAGTAAGGAGAGCAAGTGAGTGTAGGGTCCGTTACCGCCGAGATCGCCC